ACATAGAGTCCCCTAGTAATCTAACGCTAGGGGACTTTCCTGGTTGTTACCAGACTGAATAGTAACATAAGAAAATAGGTTAGGTATGACAGATTGTCGCAGATACTTGATTTCTCCTCTTGACACCCTATATACTCACTAAGTCCTTATCTTAAGTCTTTCTTAGGTTTACTACTAACTACTAGCTATAAGAAGTTATTAGACCTAAGCAACACTTAAGACGATCTGGACTTGCTCCCTAGAGTTATTGTAGTTGAGAAAGAAGTAGATGTTAGAACTAACTGGATTACTATGGTGGCAATGGTGGTTGTTAATTATGGTTACACTTAATACAACAATAAACGCTGTACTCTTTTTTAAGCGTTATAGACAGAAACAGTGACTTAAATACCACTTTTCTTCTATCGTAATTAATTAATTTAGTCTGACCCCTTGAAATCTACGTAAAAAGCACTATATGCGCCTAATAGCACTTTCTATGGCAATATATCGCATCTCCCCACGCTATATGTTTTTAGGAGTATCGGATATACGCCTAAAGTGTTTAATTCCTAGAGAGAAGTAAGATGCAGCCTAATTTGCAACACCGTGAGCCTATAGCTAAGTATGTTCGTCAAGCCGTACAGGATGGCGTACAGATTAAAGATATACTGGCCACCGTAAATAAAAAATATCAGGATGCCCCTAGAAATAATGCTATGCTGTATAAGTTATACGGTGGTGACATAGCAGAAGCTAGAGCTGACATTACTCAGCAAGTAGGCAACGTGGTTATACAGCAGGCATTAGATGGTCATTTTCCCTCTCAGGATTTGTTCCTCCGTTCTAAGGCAGGATGGAGTCCCAAAGAAACTCAGCAGCTTGAGGATATCGAAGGTGATCCTGATGAAGACTCAAGCGCAATTAACTCCTTATTGAATCTGCTTGGACATGGTTCGGAATTACAAGAAGAAGACAGCAATTCAGGTTCCTGAAGTAAGAGCAGAGGCACTACGGTCTCTGTCACCTGAGAAGCTCAAGCAAGTCTTAGCTGATCTTGGACCTAAGCAAGCAGAAGAGCTGAAGTACACATGGCCTTTTTGGGCTAGAGATGATCAGCTAGAGCCAGAAGGAGACTGGGACTATTGGGTCTTCAATGCAGGACGAGGAGCAGGTAAGACCCGATCAGGAGCTGAGTGGGTAAGACACAAGATAAAGCAAGGCTTTAAACGTATTGCTTGTGTAGCGCCAACTAAAGGTGATATCCGAAGGGTTATGGTAGAAGGAGAGTCAGGTCTCCTTAATGTATGTTGGGAACACGATAAGACCTACCGTGGTGCGAAAATGGGATACCCAGTATGGAGTCCCACGAATAACACAATCTCATGGGATAACGGCTCGAAAGCAGAGTTTTTCTCAGCCGAAGACCCCGAACGTTTACGTGGACCTCAGTTTCACGCAGCATGGGCAGACGAAGTTGCAGCATGGCGTAACCAACAGGACGTTTGGGATATGCTACAGTTTACTCTTCGTCTTGGTAAACATCCTCAAGTGATGGTGACCACTACCCCTAAGCCGACAAAGCTTATGCGGCATTTACTAAAGAGTGATCGAAGTCATATAACACACGGATCAACTTTTGATAATGCAGCAAACTTAGCTAGTCCGTTCTTAGAAGGTATAAAGAAGGAGTATGAAGGTACTCGACTAGGGCAACAGGAACTCTACGCAGAGATGCTAGAAGAAGCTGATGGCGCCCTTTGGAGTACTGAGATACTAGACGCTTGTGAGATAGAACAGAAAGACATACCTGAGCTAAACAGGATTGTAGTTGCCTTAGACCCTGCGATAACTGCAAATGCTGAATCAGACATGACTGGTATAATAGTAGCAGGTATAGACGTAAACGGAATAGGATATGTCCTTGAAGATGCCACCAATAGGTACAGCCCTGCAGAATGGGCTGCAAAAGCTATTTCACTATATAATTCATATAGTGCTGATAGGATTGTTGCAGAACGTAATCAAGGTGGTGAGATGGTGCGTAGAACCCTTGAAGCAGAAAGTGAAACAGTCCCTATTAGGCTTGTACATGCTTCTAGAGGAAAGATGGCTAGGGCTGAACCTGTATCTGCACTCTACGAAAGAGGCCGTGTTAAACACGTTAAAGGCCTTGATGAATTGGAAACGCAAATGAGAACTTGGGAGCCATTGGGATCAATTGGCTCCCCTGATCGTTTAGACGCATGTGTATGGGCTTTAACGGACTTGATGCTCAATGGAGTTAATAACCCAACTGTACGCTTGTCCTATGCTTCAGCTAAGGGTTTAGATCAAGTCTATTTAGGTTAAGCAATGAAAAAGTTAAGCGAAGAGTTAGGTAAGTTAGAATTAGGCCAAGGCGGTACTAATACTAAAGACGGTACAATACGCGCTGATGAGTTCTTATCTGACCTTAAGGGCAAAAGAGCCATACGCAAGTTCCGTGAGATGCGTGACAATGATAGTACTATTGGATCTATCATGTACGCAACGGAGCAAGTACTTAGAGATGTAGAATATCACTTAGAACCCGCGAATGATTCGGATGAAGCTAAGAAGGAGGCTGACTTCGTTAAGAGCATTCTAGAGGATATGGAACATTCTGTAGATGATCATGTCTCTGAAGCGTTGTCTCATTTGACTTTTGGATTCTCAGTCTTTGAGGTTGTCTACAAACGGAGACGTGGACCAGACTTCCGTGCAGGAAAGAAGTACTCTAAACATTCCGATGGTCGTATCGGAGTACGCAAACTTGCGTCTCGCGCACAATGGACTATTGAGAGATTTGATGTCGATAAGACTACAGGAGATGTCCTGGGTATACGACAAGAGCAAAACTACGGATCTAAGTCTATATTTATCCCGGCGAACAAAGTATTACACTACAAGACAACGAACACGAACAACGACCCATCTGGACGTTCTATCTTGCGCAATGCATACACTTCTTACCAGTATCTTAAGAACTTACAGAACATAGAAGCTATAGCAGTAGAACGCGAGTTACACGGTGTACCTATAGGTAGAATATCTGCAGAGTACCTAAGTCCAGATGCTACAAGTGATCAAGTATCAGTACGCAGTCAAATGGAGAAGATACTACGTGACCTTAAGTTTAACGAGCAAGGTTATGCTCTACTTCCTTCTGATGTTTATAGGGATGCCGATGGTAAGCCTACTAATCAACGCATTGTTGATATTGAACTTATAACTTCTAACGGTACTAGAAACATTGATATAAACCCAATCGTTAACAGATATCAGCATGACATCGCTAGAAGTGTGATGGCTGAGTTCTTAATGTTGGGAGCAGGGGCTAATGGCTCTTACGCTTTAAGTAAGTCTAAGACTGACCTTTTCCTACGCTCTATGGAGTCTTACATAAACTCTATCTTTGACGTGTTGAATAAGCAGTTAGTAGAACCCCTTTGGCATATGAATGGTCTTAACTTTGATCTTATGCCAAAAATATGTGCAGGTGATGTCGCACCACATGATCTGCGTGAACTAGGTAGTTACCTACGAAACCTAAATGGTGCGAACATCGACTTGTCCGATCAGGACGATATTGTAAACGCTCTGCTAGCAAATGCAGAGTTACCACCTATAAAAGTGAGTGAGAATAATGGCAACACTTAATGACAGGGTCTTTGACAACGGACTAACAGTCCTTGACACAGAGGCCAACCGCATTGATGTAACTTCGCAAGAGGCAACATCATATGCGAGCGCAACTTCGACCCATACTTTAGGGAACTCAACATCCCTATCTATTGGATCACCTGCAGATCGTTCTGGCGGAGGCCGTGAGGTCACTGTGGGGGCAATTTCTGACGGCTCTATTTCTGGAACCGGGACTGCAACACACTACGCAATCGTAGATACAAATAACAGCAGATTGCTAGTAACAGGTGCACTATCTGCATCTCAATCAGTTACAAGCGGAAATACTTTTAGCTTGGCAGCTTTTACTGTCGGTATTCCCGATCCTTCATAATAGGAGTTTAAATGGCACATCATACATTTGAAGCGGTGTCAGATGAACACGGCAAAAAGATAACTGACAATGGTTTTTCTGTGACGATGGATAAGAAGAAAGAAGAACCTAAAGGCGAAGGCAAGTAAAGATGGTTAAATTCGCAGATCGGGTCAAGGTTGCGACAGCCACTAGTGGCACTGGAACAATTACGTTAGGAGCTGCGCAAGCAGGTTATCAGACATTTTCTGATGGCGGTATTTCCAACGGGGATACCGTCCGATACGTTATTGAGGAAGGTACAGCTTGGGAAATCGGTCAGGGTATATATACTCATAGCGGAACAACACTATCAAGGACTCTAAGCAGCAGCTCAACAGGATCACTCTTAAATCTTAGTGGTTCTGCCTACGTGTTTATCAGCCCGAGCGCGGCTGATTTAACGTTATCAGGGGGCTCTCATAACTTTACCGTTTTTACGGCAACAGCCAACCAAACATCATTTAGTGTTAACTATGCAGTAGGGAACATCTTGGTGTTTATGAACGGAGCTAAACTGGACGCAAGTTCATTTACAGCTACGAATGGTTCTGCAGTTGTTCTTGGTTCTGGGGCTTCAGTTGGTGATATTGTAGAGGTAGTCGAATATGGTGGCGCTTCTGCAAATTATTCTACTACTGAGTTTACATCTACGTCTAATCAAACCGCTTTCTCAGGGAGCTATAATATAAATAAAAGTGCAGTCTACTTAAATGGTATTCTGTTAAAGCCAACCACTGACTACTCGATAAGTGCATCGACTGTAACCCTAGCTTCTGGTGCTTCGACTGGCGACATTCTCCAAGTTCAACAGTATGCAATTTAGGATTAAGATATGAGTATAAACAGAAATCTAGCAAACTTTGCGACTAGTATTACGTCTGATGGTAAAGCGTACATAACAATTACCGTTACCGTATCAGGCAGCAAGTATGTAATAGATGGTACGTCACAACAAACCGTGTCATTATCTAAGGGTATAACTTACCGTTTTGACGTAAGTGATAGTTCAGTAAGTGGTCATCCTTTTGTTTTCAGTACTCAAAGCAACGGTGGTGGATCATCCTTTACCACAGGAATTTCTACTGTAGGGACAGCAGGTTCGGCAGGGGCTTATGTACAAGTTACCTTAGAGCAAGACGCGCCAGATCACCTAGGATATTACTGCTCCAATCATAGTAACATGGGCGGCCTAGTTAAGACTGCACCAATCGGGGATGAAAACTTTGCTAGCTTTGCAGGTACATTTACATTTCCTACGTCAGATGGAAGTGCCAACCAGGTGCTTAAAACGGATGGGTCTGGAACGCTTGGTTTTGCCACAGTAGCAGCGAGCTACGCTAATAGTGATGTAGATAGTCACCTAAATCAATCTAACCCTACTAGCGGATATGTTCTTTCATGGAACGGATCAGATTATGCTTGGGTAAGTAATGCAGGTTATACTGACGCTAATGTAAATACTCACCTCAATGTTAGTGGTGCTTCATCCGGTCAAATCCTAGGTTGGAACGGTAGCGATTATGCTTGGGTGGATGATCAATCTGGATCAGGTGGCATAGCAAGTGTTTTAGCTGACACGACTCCTCAACTTGGAGGTTCGCTTGATGTTAACGGACAGGCTATTGTCTCAGCAAGTAACGGCAACATTGCGATTACTCCTAATGGTTCGGGTAAGGTTATCTTAGATGGTTTGTCTTTTCCAACGGCAGACGGTAGTGCAGATCAAGTACTAAAAACGGATGGATCAGGTAATTTAAGTTTTGTAGCACAAGCAACAGGTGGTGGTGGTGGGAGTTTAAACGCTACCGCAGACGGTTCATTGGCAAATGGAGACATGGTTATAGTCAATGCTGATGGAACTGTTTCGTCTATCGGTACGAATTCGGTAAGTGCGGCTACTGGTACGCCTGTCGCATTCACTACTGAGACAATAGGTGAAGGCAAGATTGTATATGATGCTAATAGTGGAAAAGTTGTTGTTGCTTATAGAAGTCAAGCGTCAGGATATTATGGAAAAGCTGTTGTAGGAACAATCTCAGGAAATAGTATTTCATGGGGATCAATAGTTACATTTTCATCAAGCGACACAGCAAATATAAAAATTACTTTAGACTCAACAAATAATAAAGTTTTGATTGCATATATGAATGGATCAAATAACGGTGCAATGATTGTTGGAACAATTTCAGGTACAAGTATTAGTTTTGGCTCAGAGGTAATATTTAAAGATGGTTCGGGCAATATTGACCAAATTGGATTAACATATGACTCAAGCAATCAAAGAGCTGTTGTTGCATATCGCGACGCCGGTGACAGCAATAAAGGAAAGTGCAATGTTGGCACAGTTTCGGGAACAAGTGTAAGCTTTGGATCAGATGTTACTTTTTCAAACTCTGCGACATATCGTTGTGCTTTGGAAATGGACCCCACAAATAATAAAGTTGTTTTAGTGTGGCAAGATGGGGGCAATAGCGATTCTGGTACGGCAGCAATTGGAACAGTCAGTGGAACAAGTGTTTCATTTGGCTCAAGTACTGTTTTTCATAGTGGTGCATCTAGATATTTTTCTATGGCGTATGATACAGCAAATCAAAAAATGGTTATTGCCTATCAAGATGATGCCGATAGTGATAAAGGTGCAGCGGTTGTCGGAACAATTTCTGGGACTGGAATTTCATTTGGCTCAGAGGTCGTTTTTGAGGACTCACAGTGTACTTATATAGCTGCAACTTATGATACAAAAGCGCAAAAAATATTAATTACATATACAGATAGATATTCAACTGGTGGGAGTTATTATTTAACTTCGATATTGGGTACTGTAAGTGGTACAGCAATTAGCTTTGCAACTAAATTTGTGCTTGATAGTGGCGAGGGTAATTATTCTTCAAGTGCTTATGACTCTTCAAACGGAAAGATTGTCGTTGCTTATGGCTCAGGGAGTAGTGCAGTTGGTAAGGGGATTGTACGTCAGAACGCTTATTCTGTTACAAAATCATTAACATCAGAGA